ATAACTTGTGATAAAGATAGGCTCAAATGCGGGGCCTTTAATTGTTTCACCTACCATACCTAGTGTGGTTACACCAATACTCTGTGAAACAAAACTTAAATCTGTTTCAGAGGTATATACACCAGGAGATACGAATACTTTTTGATTTGCCATTATTATTTTTTATTTATTCATATAAATATCTAAAAAATAATCAAAAATTATTATATATAATATATTTTAAATTTTTCTATTTATAAAATTTTTATTATCTGTTTCAAAAACTTGACTAATTCTATTTATTGCAGGTTTGACTTCAAATTCTTCTTCATCAATCAAAAACCCCAACATTGTAAAATCATAAGATTGAATATAAAATTTTCTACTATCTGTATTAATTTGAGATTCATCTTGAATATTGGTTGATATTATTGGTATATAATGTCCATTTATGGTTGCATATGATTGTCTGGATGAGAACTTTTGCAATACTTTTGTATTGAACTTATTCAAATCTCTAATCCTATTTGTAATTATCTTAACGCTAAAATTTATGTCAATTGGAACTGGCTGTGGAATTGAATAAATATCCATACCATTTCTTTGTCCATCCCATGTTGGAACGCTTGCAAAATAAAAAGGTTTTCTATTTGGTATGTTATAAAGTGTTGCTGGGTTTGATCCGTATTTTGTATCATTCATTCGCACCAATGTAACAAATGGAGGAAGCGGATTATTATCTTCATCAATAAATGTCCATGTTTCTGTATATTGTGACCAGTTTTGTGTGCTAACTATTCTATCTAATGTTTGTATTATTTTTCCTTGTGATGTTATTTGCAAATCATTTTTAACAAAATCAAGCATTCCCCTATCCAAGTCATCATGTAATAATGATTTGGGTAAATAAGTTCCATTTTTGGTTATATTATCCAATAACTCCTCTCTTCTTTCAAGGAGGGTTTTATCATATGTGATATCTAAATCTGTTTTTATTTTTTTGGGTAATGGCATATTATTTCTTTAAATCAGTTTCATTATTATGCCAACATTTGTGGCATATATAAGGGTCATCACCACCTTCTGATAGTTTCCAAGACCAGCCACAATTGTCACAAATAACTTTCTTTTTTGTTACAATTTCAATAATTCTATTTAATTGTGTTTCTGTTATATGTAGTTTTCTCATAATCCTCTAAATTCATCTTTATTCACAAATGTTGCGACAACTGTCCTATAAAACGGTTTATAACCTCCATAAGTATGTTTATTATCCATATTTACAATTCCATCATCAATAACAGAATAATATCTAACCTTATCTTCTGTAACGTAATAACCCAAATAATCACCTTTCAATAGTTCAACATTAAGGTCATCAAGTTGTTTTTGGTAAAATGAGAATTTCATATTCCCAGGTTCTTTCTGTTCAACTTTGGAATTTCCAAGTTGTTTTAGTGTTGATTCTGTAATTTGAACAACACCTTTTAATTCAACTGGTGGCATAAAGACAATTCCATCTTTTGGTGCTTCGCCATATATATCATCTTTCTTTGTCTTCTTTCTATCTATTCTATATAGTACAACACTCATATTCAAGTCACCGCCCAAGTATTCCATTCCCATCTCAATATCTAAATTAAAATCCTCTTCTCCAAAAAACTTACCAATCCTTGATATTGGAACTAATTTTGCCATATTTTTAATGTATATTAATATAAATATATAGTAGTTAATAAATTGATAATTTGTTTGATTTTTATTATAATTAAAATTATGTAAATTACTTATGGCAAAAAAGAAAATAACAAAAGATGATGCTTTAGAAATATTGAAAAATTATAATGGTGATAATAATTATTTGATTAATATCCGTAATTTATCATTTGATAATCCAAATTTCTATTTGACAGATAGTCAGATTGAGTATATATCATTATTTAATGAAACAAAACCAAAGGTTGCAAGAAAGTGGGTTGAATTGGATTCTTATTATGCAAAAATGATTGCTGATGATAAGTTATTGGTTAAAGTCCCAGAGAAAATGTGGGTTGAAAAATTATTGGTTGAGAAGGAAAAATCATATCATATTTTTGGTAGATTTTTTGAAAATGATAGATTAAATCTTTATTGGATACCAAAGGATGCAATTGTCGTGGATAAAACAAATAAGGATGTTGTGGTTGATTTTGAAAAGTATTCTCATAGAAAGCCATTTAAACATCAGGAGGAGGCCATTATAAAGTTGCTTGAAAATGATAAGTTTATATTGGCAGATTCAATGGGCTTAGGTAAAACCTCTGCTGCAATTATTGCTTCAATTGAAACTAAACCAAGCAAAACCCTAGTAATATGCCCTGCAAGTTTGAAACAGAATTGGGAAAGAGAAATTAGGAATTATTCAGATAAACCCATATATATTTGTGAGGGCAAAAAATATGATGATTCTGCTAATTATGTTATCATAAATTATGACATTATTAAGAATTTTCATTCATTAAAAACAAAAGAAGAATCAATAATTCAAAAATCCAAATTTGATTTGGTTATAATTGATGAATGTCACTATATTAAGAATCCACAAAGTTCAAGAACCAAATTAATAAATGATATTTGCAAAGATATAAAGAAAATTTGGCTATTAACTGGAACACCATTAACATCAAGACCAATTGATTATTTCAATTTATTATCATTGGTTGATAGTCCTGTGGCAAGAAACTGGATGGCATATGTTAAAAGGTATTGTGCTGGGTATCAATTTACTGTTGGGATGAATAAGGTGTGGAATGTGAATGGTGCATCAAATCTGGATGAATTAAGGGAGAGAACATCACCATTATTATTAAGACGTTTAAAAGAGAATGTGTTGGATTTGCCAGAAAAGATAATAACACCAGTTTATTTAACATTAAAATCAAAAGAATATGAAAATGTGATGGGTGAATATTTTGATTGGGTTAAGAATAATCCAAAGGAATCAAAATCATTGAGTGTTCAATTCACCAAACTTATGAAAGTTAGGCAAATTATTGCTGATGAAAAGATTAAGAACACCATAGAATTGATTGAGAATACCTTGGAACAAGAAAGGAAGGTTATTGTGTTCTCAAACTTTACAAACTCATTAGACAAGATATATGAGCATTTTAAGAAGATTGCAGTTAAATTGGATGGAAGTTCAACAATGAAACAAAGACAAGATAGTGTGGATAAGTTTCAAAATGAAGATAAGATTAAAGTCTTTGTTGGGAACATAAAAGCAGCAGGTGTTGGTTTAACATTAACAAGTGGTGATGTTGTTATCTTTAATGATTTATCTTTTGTTCCGGCTGATCATAGTCAAGCAGAAGATAGAGCATATAGAATTGGTCAGAAAAATTCTGTGTCTGTATTATATCCAATATTTGAAAATACCATTGAAGGGATTATATATGATATGTTGGATAGGAAGAAAAAGATTATATCAACAGTATTGGGTGATAATTTAATTGAAGGAGATGTTAGTGAAGACATTTTAACACAAATATTAAATTTTGGAAAATAATATTTGCTTTTTAAGGTTTATATTCTATCTTTGCAAAATATTTATAATAAAAACCAAAGCAAAATGAAACAAAGTATTATTAAAACATCAGACTTATTTAATTGGATTTCTGAAAAGGAACAACTTATACATGCTGAAATGGCTGATTTTGAAAAAACAGACGCCATTATGATTCAGAAAATTACATCCTTGCAAAAGGAGTTGGAGTTGTTGAGAGAATTGAATGCCTTTATTGACCACAACTACCAAGAAGAGACATTTATCTTTGAAGATGAGTTATTTGAAACTAATGTCTAACTTAAAAACCCCCAATCATTACAGTTGGGGTTTTTTCATTATCTAATTATTTCTCCTTTTATAAATCCAGGTTTAATCATTTCTCTTAATTCATTATCTAAATATTGTTCTAATTCTGTATATCTTATATATAAAAAATCCCCAACTTCCAATCCTTTTGGTAATGATTTTAATTTTTGGCAACGAAATAAATTCAAATCACCACCAACTTTCAACCCTTCTGGTAGAAATTCTATATTTGTACTATGTAAATTCAAATTACCTTTAATTTTCAATCCTTCTGGTAATGATTTTATATCTAAATATTTCAAATCTAAATCACCTTTAACATTTAAATCTTCTTCTGTTAATGGTATATTATTAATTAATTTCCATTTAACTGGTGCTCTATGTTCTCCCTTTTCTTCAAGGAAATCAAATATTCTTTTTAGTTGTTCTATTTTCATTATCTAACTATTTTTCCTTTTATAAATCCAGGTTTAATCATTTCTCTTAATTCTTCATCTGAATATTTTGTTAATGGTGTCTTTCCTATAAATAAGTGTTCACCAATTTCTAATCCTTTTGGTAATGAGGTTATTTTTGAAAAATGTAAAAATAAAGTACCCCCAACTTCCATTCCTTTTGGTAATGATATTATTTTTGAATATGATAAATCTAAAGTACCACTAACTTTTAATCCTTCTGGTAATGATTTTATTTTTGAATCAAATAAATCCAAATCACCTTTAACATTTAAATCATCTTCTGTTAATGGTATATTATTAATTAATTTCCATTTAACTGGTGCATTATGTTCTCCCTTCTCTTCAAGAAAATCAAATATTCTTTTTAGTGTTTCTTTTTTCATGCACGCCTATATATTTTTCCTTTTATAAATCCAGATTTTATCATTCCTCTTAATTCTTTATTTGTGTATTTTTTTAATGGTGTGTTGTCTATATGCAAATTCCCACCAACTTTCAATCCTTCTGGTAATGAAGTTATTTTTGAATAAAATAAATTCAAATCACCACCAACTTCCAAGCCTTTTGATAATGAGGTCATATTTGTATATGATAAATTAAGATAACCACCAACTTTCAATCCTTCTGGTAATGATGTAATATTTGAATATGATAAATACAAATTACCTCTAACTATTAACACTTCTGGTAATGAACTTATATTATCACAAAAAGTTAAATACAAATTACCCCCAACTTTCAATCCTTCTGGCAATGAGGTTATTTTTGTTCTTTCTAAATTTAAATTACCCTTAACATTTAAATCTTCTGGTATTGATGTTATTTTTGTTTGACTTAAATTCAAAGTGCCACCAACTTTTAATCCTTTTGGTAATGAGGTTATTTTTGAATCAGATAAATCCAAATCACCTTTAATATTTAAATCTTCTTCTGTTAATGGTATATTATTAATTAATTTCCATTTAACTGGTGTTCTATGTTCTCCCTTTTCTTCAAGGAAATCAAATATTCTTTTTAGTTGTTCTATTTTCATTATACTTTTATTCGACCTTTTATAAATCCAGGCTTAATCATATCCATTAATTCATTAAATGAATAATTTATTACTGCAGAACCTCGGATAAATAACTTACCCCCAACTTGTAAACCTTTGGGTAATAAGGTTATATTTGTTTCTGATAAGTCCAAATCACCCCCAACTTCCAAGCCTTCTGGTAATGATGTTATTTTTGATTCAAATAAATCCAAATCACCACCAACTTTTAATCCTTTTGGTAATGATTCTATATCTGAATATGTCAAAATCAAATCACCTTTAACGTTTAAATCATCTTCTGTTAATGGTATATTATTTTTAAATTTCCATAAGAATGGTACATTATGCCCTTCCTTTTCTTTAAGGAATTCAAATATTCTTTTTAGTTGTTCTTTTTTCATGTCCTATATATCCTTCCTTTTATAAATCCAGATTTTATCATTCCTCTTAATTCTTTATTTGTGTATTTTTTTAATGGTGTGTTCTCTATATGCAAAGTCCCACCAACTTTCAAGTCTTCTGGTAATGAGGTCATATTTGTATATGATAAATTAAGATAACCACCAACTTTCAATCCTTTTGGTAATAAGGTTATATTTGAAGATGATAAATACAAATTACCTCTAACTATTAATCCTTTTGGTAATGAAGTTATTTTTGAATAATGTAAATACAAATCATCACCAACTTCCAATCCTTCTGGTAATGAGGTTATACTTGAAAATCTTAAATCCAAATCACCTTTAACATTTAATTCTTCTTTTGTTAATGGTATATTATTAATTAATTTCCATTCAAATGGTGCATTATGTTCTCCCTTCTCTTCAAGAAAATCAAATATTCTTTTTAGTGTTTCTTTTTCCATTAGTTATATATTTCTCCTTTTATAAAACCTGGCTTAATCATTTCTATTAATTCATCATATGTGTATTTTGCCAATGGTGTATAAGTTGTATCTAAATTGCCACCAACTTTTAATCCTTTTGGTAATGATGTTAGTTCTGTATCTGTTAAATTTAATTCACCACTAACTTCCAAGCCTTCTGGTAATGATTTTATTTCTGAAAATGATAAATCCAAATAACCACGAACTTTCAATCCTTTTGGTAATGAGGTTAAATTTGAACCAAATAGATTCAAATCACTATTAACAACTAAATCTTCTTTGGTTAGGGGTTCATTAAACTTTAATCTCCAAATAAAGTTATCTCTATCTTTATGTTTTTTGTTTTCTTTTCCTTCAAGGAAATCAAATATTCTTTTTAGTTGTTCTTTTTCCATTATCTAACTATATCATATTTTATAAATCCAGGTTTAATCATTTCCCTTAATTCTTCACCTGAATATTTTGTTAATGGTGTTCCATAAATATACAAATCACCCCCAACTTCCAATCCTTTTGGTAATGTTTGTATTGACGAAATAGCTAATAGTAAATTATTCCCAACTTTCAATCCTTCTGGTAATGTTTCTATATTTAATTCTATTAAATCTAAAGTACCACTAACTTTTAATCCTTCTGGTAATGATTTTATTTTTGAATCAAATAAATCCAAATCACCTTTAACATTTAAATCATCTTCTGTTAATGGTATATTATTAATTAATTTCCAT